GCAGAACGGCACCCCTGGCCATGGCTTCCACAACGGGACCATTGTGCCAGACTGTGGCACCATTATTAAGGCGGAAGCCACCAATGAGATCATCTTCATCAGTCTCAATAGTAATGTTTACACGAATCAGTTCCCGACCCAACTGAGCACATGCTTGCTCAACACCAAAGGTCTTACCGTTACCAGACAGACCAGTGATGAAAGTAGGGTAGAAGATGCCAGACTTGATAATCTTCTTCACATCAGAGAAGTTACCAAAAGAAACAAAGTTGGCATCTTTCTGAGGAATAAGATTTTGTTCAACTGCAGGTTGCACGGAAGGAGAGGCAAAGGATCGTTCGATTTGTTCAACACTTTCAGCAGTCACTTCAAGATTCCAACGACCACGAGAAGTCTTGAACTGTTCCAGTTTACGAGTCACAGTAGGATAAGAAATATCATTAGCAGCACAGTAACCTTTGATGTCAGCAGCAGTGAGTTCTGTACCATACAGAGCGGTCAGATTTTCAATCAAGTGCTCAGTGTTCACGCGAGTCATGGTTGGGTTGTTTGGTATGTGAATATTATAAGGGATGGAAGGTCCCCCATAAAGGGGGAGTGGACAGTTCCTCAAGCGACCAGATCAATAAACTGACTGAGGATTTTCTTGTTGGTTTTCTTAGCGCCAAGAGACTTCTTGAATGCACTACGAATCTGAGCTTTAGTTGCATCTTCGGAAACTTCAAACTCAGAATCTTCAGACAATGCACTTGAAGACAAAGTAAAGTATGACTTGTAAGAGGAGTTAGGAATAGCAACTGCCCTTTCTTTTCTCCACTGCTTCATAATCTTTTCCTCAAGATTCACATTGCCATATCCAATGTATCGACGAAGGTGTGTGCCAAAATCACGACCCTCACAGACACGAATGCCAATCAAGTTTTCATTTGGAAACCGCTCAGAAAGATTGCGAAGGAGACATTGTGTGATAGAAGTAGATGAACAATCATTTTGACCGTAGATGTCATAGGTAGTTCCAAGTTTACGATCGCGAAGCATTGATCCATAAGGAACCGAACTAGTCCCCATAAAGGGATCACTATCCCACTTCCGATTAACCACACGATGACGACCAATTTGATTGGATTCACCATCAGTTAGAATCACAACATTTACATTCTCTGCATTAGTGCGATTCTTAAAATCAGGAATAATCTTGAACAAAGAAACTACTGCTTCATTTAGAGGAGTGCCGCAAAGTTGGAGAAAATCTGGGATTGGAGCACCATAACAACGATTTCCATAGTGAGTTCCAACTCGCCAAATGTTCTTAAGTTGTTTCTCAAACTCATGACTAGAAACATTCCCATTAAGGATTTGTAGCATATTGAACTGCTCATGAACAGCAAGCAGATTTTCTTTTTTCTTGTAGTGATCAACGGGAGCTTGAGCAACTCCGTTTTTGTCATGAGGGACAGTCCACCACTCTGTGGTAAAAGCATAAACCTCAAAAGGAATCTGAACTTTCTTACAGAACCATGCAAGTTGGATCATTTGCTTGATAGTGTCAAGCAAAACATTGCCCATAGATCCAGACCAGTCACAAACAAAAATCAATCCATGATTCTTTCCATCAGGAAGAACCGTTACTTTTTTGAAAAGATCTTCATTGTACTTGTAGGTATGAAGTTTGGCACAATCCAAAATGCCAGTGCGGCTAGTAGTTGCACGAGCATAAGAACTTGCAGACTTACGGCACTCAAACTCCTTGACCAGATAGTTTACTTCTTTCTGAGCAGACTTTTTGAACTTATTGAATAGATCATCGGACTGAAAGTAGAGATCTGAAACCTGCTCTATTTTTTCAGAATAAAACTGATCACAGAGATCATGAATATCTTTGTTTGGTACGATAACAGTGTCAAGATTTACACTAGGAACCTCAAGATACAAGGTTTCATAAGAATCAAAGTTATTGTTTAGATCCTTTAGATTACCCTCCAAACTAGAATCAGTTTTTACATCAAGATCATCAGAATCAAATAGATCAGAAGCACTATCACTAGCAATACCTCCACCACCAGCAGAAGACTCTTCGGGAGACTCTTTAGGTTTTTCATTCTCACCATCATTCTCACCTTCTTCTTCAGATTGAGATTGCTCGGAGATTCCTCCACCACTACCACTGGTTTGATTCTTAGTATCAAGATTGTCTAGTTCAGGAAGTTTATTCTCTTCGTTTTTCTTCTTACAGTAGGCATAAAGAACCTCTGCAGCGTCAAGGACATCTTCAAAGGTGTTAGTGGAATCGATCTGGTCAACAATCTTTTGCTCCTCCTCCGTGAAAGTGAGGGGAAGGAAATTTCCAACCTTGTAAAATAGATTAACCCGATCAGCAAGATTAAAAGTATCAATGTCTTCATCCTCAATAGAAAAGAAATCTTTGTCATGGAGTTCCTTATATCCACGATAAAAAGTCTTGGGAAGACCAGGATACTTTCTCTTCATGAGTTTCTCAATGCGAACATCTTCAACGACATTCACAAACTGAGGTGGAATCTTACGATCTTTAATCCAATCAACATCTGGTGTAAAGAGTGCGTGACCCACTTCATGACCCACAAGAAGGTCATAAACATTATTGCTCGCTTTATCCCAGTTAGGAAGAGTCAGAACACGAGTGTGAACATTGAAACTAGCAGTTTGGACTTTCTTGTGCTCAACCACCAGATCCTCAGTGGCAAGCAGTTTGGCGAGTTGGGACTTGATTTCGTGCTTGAGCATTGCTTTGTTTCGTATGAAGGTATCATACAAAAGAACCCCGCCTTTTGGGCGAGGTCATGTGACGCTTTTTGAACTGGCGCAGTGCTTCACGCCGTGCCCTCATTGCTTGAGGTTTCAGTTTTCTCTTCTGATCCTTCTTGGAGTGGTGTTGCCAGTTTGGGGTGTTCATTTCCCTGAATAATTTGGTTCAATACTGTATCATACCATAGCGTGTTTTCGTCTTGCATGGTCTATGCTGTGTGACACTATTTATTTTGGATAGAGCATTTCATAGTCCTTTGCATACAACCTCTTAATGTTTTGTATGATTTTTGGTCTTCTCTTTACTTTATTATCTTCATTTGTTGTGAGTTCAGTGTATTTAAGATTTTCGATTTTAAAATCAATATCCAAAACTGTTCCTATCCAATCAGAAAAATCTTTTTCTAACTTATTTTCGTACCACCAAATATGCGTAGATTCAGAAAGAAAATCAACTTGTGGTCTAAACCAGTTTGCTGCTTGAGTGAGAGGAAAATTTTCTATCATAGAGAAAAATGTAGTTTCATCTTCTAATAACTCTTCGATCCCATCTCCATACATTCTAGTGAGAAAGATAGATGCAGAGAAAAATCTATCTACAGGATCCCTAACAACCGTTATTTGAGGTATTGAAGTACAATCAAAATACTTACTATAGAGTTCTTTATGAAAATGAGCGATCTCTATTCCACATTCACTTGCCCAAATCTTTTGCTGCTCACACTTAAACCCATTATTCAAAATATTTTCTTCCAAGAATCTTCCAGCAGTTCTGGGAATGTGAACATATAGAAACCTCTTTCCAGTTTCGTTGTGACGATAAGTGGGCATCAGATTGTTGAGAAAATATCAACTGTTGGAAACCAACCGATACTTTTCATGATTGATATATCCGCAACATTATCTTGTCTTTCTCCAGGTGTATCTTCAAGAACTGGAAGATGTCCTTGACCGAATGCTTTCGCAAGATCTTTCACCGCTACAGATTCACCCGTTCCAATCGTCACAGGTCCAGTCACATCACTTGATGCAAGGTATCGAATGGCGCGACACACATCTTTCACATGAATCCAATCTCTCTTGTGATTGGTGACATAAGTTGCTTTCTTATTCTTAAGAAGGTCATACATCATATTACCACGACCACCAGGACCATAAACAGTAGTAAATCTCATACCAACAGAGTTAGGTGGTGCCATCTGTTCATTGATCCACTTGGTCATTGCGTATGGATTGCCCCAGTAACCCTCCTCTACGGCGCTAGAAGAGGCGTAAAGGAGTCTCGTATTAGTTTCCCTACACCACTCAAATAAAGGTCTTACAGAGGCAACATTGTTCTCATAGTACTTCTCTGGATTCTCTTGACTATCACGAATGTCCGCATATGCTGCCAAGTGAATCACAAGATCATAATCACCGCCAGAAAAATCTCTAATATCATCTGGTCGATCCAATCCAGTTACCCATCCACCATGAGTTTCTTGCCAGTCAGCAAATACATGTTGTCCAATGAAACCTTTATGTCCAGTGATTAAAACCTTTTGTGTCATTTCAAATCATCCTACTAAATCCTTTAACTTTTTCAAATCGAATCACATTATCAAACTTATCTTGTAATCCATCCTTGTGAGAGATAACAAAGATATTTGCATCTTTGATGACGAACCTAATGATTTTCAAGAAGTCGTCCGTTCCAAATCCATCCAGAGACGAATCAAAAACTTCATCCATGATTAAGAGATTTGTATTAACTGAGTTCTTATACTTTGCGACCTCTCTCCAAGTAAACAAGAGAGCAAGGTCAATACGCATCTTTTCC